CCGCATTCCATTGCTATATGCAGAATGTATGCAAAAAGGCTCTGTAGTTCAACGGATAGAATAGAAGTTTCCTAAAGAGTAACCGATTTTTCAGCCCAATCTATCCTTTGAATGATAGGCAATAGTTCTTTGAAAATTTGTGCAAATCTGCATAAGCCCTTGTAGTTCAACGGATAGAACGTCGGTTTCCTAAACCGAAAATATGGGTTCGATTCCCATCGGGGGTACAAAATGACAGATTTTGGTAGTGATCGTGTTACCGCATAATCCGCATAAGTGAGGTACTTTTGCAGTAAATAGTTCTACAAATATTCTACAAAAGTTATGGCAACATTTAAAGCGGAGGTTTACGCCCATCAAAAAAAGAAGGACGGAACCTATAATATTAAGATACGTGTAACACACAACGGAGAAAAGCGATACCTGGCTACACCTTATTTTATATATAAGGAAGATATTACCCAGAAAACCTTTAAAATCAAAAATCAGCATTACATAGATCTTACTGATGAAATGATAAGGACGTATCGTAAACGTTTGGATCGTTGGGGTGAAAGGCAAACCAGTATGACTATGGAGCAAATTATCAGAATCATTACTACCGATAATGAGAATGAAAAATTTGATCTTGATATTGCAGCCTACACCTGGAAGGAAATAAAACGAATGAAAGAAACAGGACATGGAGGTAATGCAGATACCTATATATGTGCTGTTAGATCATTGGTTAAGTTTGTTGGTCGGGAAAAGGTTATGTTATCCGAAATAACAGCTAAGTTTTTGCAAAATTGGGCTGATTGGATAAACAAACAGCCAAATGTAACAAGGGGGTATGTAACTCACAACTATTTAAATAGGATGAGGGCTATATACAACAGAGCGAAAAAAGAGTTCAACGATGAGGATGCTGGAGTTATCCGAATACCTTATTCCCCTTTTTCTCACATTGATTTCCCGAAACTTCCGGCAACGAGAAAGCGAGCTTTGACGGTTGAGCAAATACAAGCTATTGCAAATTTGGAATATACTAAGATACTCCAGCCCGGTACTAATAGATTCAATTTTGCAAAAGATGTGTTCTTGCTGAGCTTTGGTTTAATTGGCATGAATGCTATAGACTTATATAATTGTACAGATTATAGGAACGGACGTATTACATACCAAAGAATAAAAACCAAAGAAAGGCGCATTGATAAAGCTGAAATCTCAATCAAAGTAGAACCGGAATACCAAGCTCTTGTAGATAAATATCGGGATCCTACAGGAAAAAGGGTATTCAGGTTTTATACTATGTATGCAGATGTAAATACTTTCAGTACGGCTCTAAACAAGGGGTTAAAGAAAGTAGGAAAGTTAGTTGGTGTAGATGATTTGGAGTTTTACGCAGCTCGGCACTCGTGGGCTACTATAGCTTTAAATGATGCAGGAGTAGATAAATACACCGTACATACTTCTCTTAATCATGTTGATGATAGTATGAGGGTAACGGACATCTACATAAAAAAATCATGGGATCCTATAGATCAAGCGAACAGGAAAGTAATTAACCTGGTGAATATAAATATCAGCGAAACTAAGGAGCCTATAAATGAAAAAGTACAAAGAAAACTATTTTGCTTAAGCAATTTGCTTAGGCAAAATGAAGATGATACAACAGTACACCAATAAAGTGTAATTTGTTGGTGTATAATGCTTTGCGTTTTGCTTAAGCAAAATGCCTAAGCAATTTGGTTAAGCAATTTGCCTAAGCAAAAAGGTAAGCAAAATGTTATTTTTGCTTGAAGATTTGCCTAAGCAAATTGCTTAAGCAAAATTTGTTGTGTCCGTATGTTTGCATATCAAATCACTAATATATAACTGATTATCAATTTGTTATAACACAAACGGCTTTTGTGATGATTTGCACAAAAAAACACTTTTGCTTAAGCAAATTGCCTAAGCAAAACTTAAACGTGGGTATATATATAATATAATAATAAGATTATATATTAATAATAGAGTATATATAGGGGATTGTTAAGGGGAAAAGAAAAAGCGACACTGTTTAAAGTATCGCTTTATTTTTCTAACATCTTACCTTTTCCAGTAAGAAGCCATTTTGCGCTAACACCATATTCAGTAATCAAAGGAACCAGCCAAAATGGTTGTAGTAAGTTTCGTGTAGGATCTTTACGAAGTAACTCCATATTTCGCCTATCTACACCGTTGGGATCACAATAGCTTCTCACGCTTTTTATCTTACCCATTGCCACAAGAGCATCAAAGGCTTCAAAGAAACGGTTTGCAATAGGTCTGTTAGCTTCTGCATTATTCATTATCTTAGAATTTGGTACTTCAAAAAATCAACTTCATTTTTCAAATTCACCAGGTAATCTGTAGGCTCATTATTAACCTTTGCTTTATCAATCGCTTTAAGAAGGCAATCTTGAACACTGAAAATGCTATCTACGTTTACGGGTAAACCTACTGTATAAGCCAAGAATTGCTCTCTGTACAATTCTATTACAAGTTTGCTATAATCTTCCATACTCTAATATTTAATCTGTTTAAAGCCAAATACTATACGGCATCTGCACATTTTGCAACATCTTCCTGCTGGGCATTCATTTTTTTGCTTACCTCTAACAATGCTTCGAGGCGACCTATTTCTCTATTTAACCGTTCTATCTCTTTTTCTTTCTCGGTAATCATAGAATAGGGTGCTATCAGCTTCTCGTTCATTAGCTGTATTAGCTGCCTGGAAAAAGCGTCTGCACCAGCAAACAGAATATCTGTAGATACTTCCATTTTTTCAGTCTGTGAATGTTGTTTTGGCGCAATGGTTTTAGGCTTATTTTCTATCGGCTTTATCTCTTCTACATCATTGGTAATATAACTGCAAATATTACCAAATTTTCTTTCTAATATTTCAATTTTGACGGGTGGTAAATCCCTTCTGCCATTCTCTACGTTGGCAATAAAGCTCTGCCCACATGAAAGAAGTTGAGCTAATTCTTTCTGTGTGATTCCTTTTTCTTTCCTAAGTCTTTTTAAATCAATCATTTATTGACTTTTTAAAATATAACATGATAATATTCCTTGAAATATTACTAAAATATTACGAGATTTATTTGGTAATATTACCAATGTTACATATATTTGCAACGTAATAAAAGTAATAACACCACAAATATAGGCAAAATAACCTATAGGAGTGATAATATTTCAAATGAAAATGAGCGAATTAACAGAAAAAGACTATCCTACTTTTACGCAAATGTATAAGAATTTGCCCGAAAGAAGTAGTATCAAAGCTCCTAAAACTGAATTTGTAGAAAAGGTGGCTAAGATTACTAAGAAGTCCGTAAAAACCGTGCGGTGTTGGATCGCTGGAACACAAAAGCCGGATGCGTTGGCGCAATCTGTTTTAGAGAAAGAGTTTAAAGTTCCTGCCAAGTATTTATTCCCTGAAGCATCGTAATATGAAACCTATCGAATTTTACACCACACCAGAAGGCGAAGTTACTATGCGTCCTTTAGGTGAAGCGGAAAGGCAACTTAGAGAAAGTGATACTGAGTTTATCCAGGCTTTCTTGGAAATACTGAGAGAATTTTATACTGAGGCTTATACGGCTTTAATGGAAATTTACTCAAAGAGTTCTGAAAATAAGCGTTACCGTGATTTTTTGGCTGTACGGAGATTTATAAAGTGCAACTTTGGTCTATACGATAATGTGATAGATATTGATGAGAACTGGAATTTCCGTTTTGAATTTGTCGGGTGTCCTCTACGTGGCGAGTGTAAAAGCGATAAGATCATTTGCGCCCCCAAATTTAATTCAAAGCTATCAGATAGACAGCTTGAAGTGATGAGGCTGCTTTATGAAGGCAAATCAGATTCAGAAATAGCAGACAAATTATTTATCTCTTTGAATACCGTTAATAATCACCGAAAAAACAGTTTTAGAAAAGTCGGTGTACACTCGTTCCCTGAGTTTATGCGGTATGCTATGCAAAACAACTTATTCAAATAACAATAATGCAACATTGATATGAGTTCGGACACGTTTTTAAATTTGGTTGGTTGCTCCATATTCGGTGCTTTAGGGGTTACTTGCTTGATATGTGCTATTGCGTTCTCAGCTTCGCACCAACTTCTATTTACGGCTATGTGCTTCCTGATGTTCTATGTACTTTATACAGATAACCAGTACAATACAGAAAGCGTACAGCACTATTTCAGAAAAATGTTGAGGGCTAAGAGATTACGGAAAAGGAAATGTAGATAATGGGTATTGTACTGGAGCTATACGAGCTTAAAAATCTCTGTAAAGATATGGCTGAGCTTGGAGCTGCCAATTACGCAAAAATGGTATTTCCGGCAAAAGATCTCATTTCCCAAAGGGAGGCTTATAAATCATTCGGTGAGGCTCGTGTAAAACGGTGGGTACGCCAGCAACTTGTACACCCTACAAGGAATGGGGCAGAGAAACGCTCCAAAATACTATACTCCAGAGCTGAATTATTAACTATCGAAAAGACAGAGAAAATAGACACTTATATAAACAAATTATGAAAGAAGTATTCTTAAAGAAATTGATCCTAAAGAATTTCAAGAAAATTCAAGATCTAACAGTAGAGTTTACAGATAAAAATACCTTTATCTGTGGTGGAAATGGCACAGGAAAGACAACGCTTCAAGATGCGTTCTTGTGGCTGTTATTTGGGAAGGACAGCACGAATAGGGCTGATACCAACTTTAACATTAAAACGTTGGGAGAAGATGGAAAACCAATCTTACACCTTGTACATAGCGTAACTGGTGTATTGTCTATCAATGGTAGAGATGTTGAACTGCAACGTAACTATGTTGAAAAATGGGGAAGTGGTGTAAACGCTGGTGTCCTTCAAAACCATGCTACAGAGTTTTATTTGAATGGTGTAAAACTCAAAACGAAAAAGGAGTATGATGCGGAAGTAGCAGCGATCTTGCCGGAAGATGTTTTTAGAATGATTACTAACCCGTTATATTTCCCGACCATGAAGGCGCAAGATCAGAAAGCTATGTTGCTTGAAATGGCTGGTAACGTTACGAATGAGGAAGTAGCCAATATCAATCCAAAGTTTCAAGAGCTGATTAGTCTTATTTCAGGCAGAACCTTAGAGCAATTAGCAAAAGAAATAGCCTCTAAGAAATCAGCTATCAAAGATGAGTTAAAGGGTATTCCTGGTAGAATTGATTCGGTACGTGATGCAATGCCTGAAAGTGAGGACTGGGCGGTTTTGGAGAAGGAAATAGCCGACAAAAAAGAGAAAATTAAAGATATTGATAGCCAGTTAGCCGATAAAAGCAAACAGATAGAAGCAGAGTTCAAAGCCAAATCTGAGTTGCAAAAGCAAATCGGGAACAAAAAACTTGCCAAGTCGCAAAGAGAAAATGAGATAAGACAAAATGCCAATAAATCCTACCATGACGTACTGGATAATATTTCAAAGCTGGAATATCAAGTTAAAAGCAAGGATGCTGAAATATCCCGTAAACAAGAGGATCATTCTCGTATCAAAGCTACTATCGAAGCTCTAAATAATGATTTGGAAGTATTGAGAGGTAAGTTCTATGCCATAGATGCGGAAACGTTACAGTACCCGGAAGGAGCTTTTATTTGCCCGACTTGTAAAAGAGAGTTGGAGGTAGAAGATATTCAAGCCAAGCAACAAGAATTACAGGACAACTTTAATCTCAACAAGGCAAACCGACTGAAAGCAGTGCAAAATGAAGGCAAGGAAAAAGCTGCAAAAGTTGAAGAGCTTAAAAAGCAGTGTTCAATTATTCAAGCTGCTATAACTCAGTTGAGTAACGAGAAAGAAATATTGGTGCATAATATCAATGAATGTAAAGGGAATATGCCGGAAGAACAAGATACACAAAAGATCATTCTTTCCGATCCTACCTGGCTTTCTCTCAGTAATGAAATCGTAGATCTTGAAAACCAGTTAAAGGCAGAAGCCAAACCTATAGACACAACAGAGTTGAAAGAAGCTAAGGCTATTCTTTCTGAGGCTATAGATGAGCTGAATAAGAAGCTGGGTAAACGTGATACTATAGAACGTTCCAATAAAGTTATTGAGGATCTGGAGGATAGAAGAGATAAAAACAATGAAGCTCTGGCAGAACAAGAACGTTTGGAGTTTTTGGTACAAGACTTCCAGAAAGAAAAAGACAACAAGTTGATGGAACGTATTAACGGAATGTTCTCTTTGGTTAAGTTCTCGTTTATTAGCGAAAAGTTGAATGGGAATGAGGCTATAACCTGCTTTTGCTCTGTAGATGGTGTGCCGTTTGCCGATGTAAACAATGCTTCAAAAATCAATGCTGGGCTGGATATAATAAACGCTATATGTCGATCTGTAGGTATCACAGCACCCATTTTCATTGATAATCGGGAAAGTGTGAACGATCTTATACCTACCATGTCGCAAGTAATAAACCTCGTGGTTAGCAAAGATAAATCTTTGATGATACGTGTTGCCGGAAATGGAACAATGGAAGAATACAAACAACTTTAAATAATAATTTTATGACACAAGAAAATTCAAGTGGTACACAAGTAGTTAGTACCCAATCAACGAAAATGCCAGCACAGGCAAAAAAAATAGATGTGCTGAAAACTATGCTTAACGCTCCTTCTGTAATGGAACAATTTAAAAATGCGCTTTCTAAGAATGCTTCCACATTTGTTGCTTCCATTATTGATCTATACAACTCGGATTCAAATTTACAATTATGCGAGCCGAAAGCGGTTGTAGCGGAATGTCTGAAAGCTGCTGTTTTGAAGTTGCCAATCAATAAGGCTTTGGGGTACGCTTTCATTATCCCCTTCAATAATAGCAAAAAAGTAGATGATTTGGACGAAAAAGGTAAGCCCAAAATAGGCTCAGACGGTAAGCCTACCCAAAAGTATATCAAGGTCATGGAGCCAACGTTTCAACTGGGGTACAAGGGTTATATTCAGCTTGCGGAAAGATCCAACCAATACCGTACCATTAACGCAGATGTCGTTTTTGATGGTGAAGTTCGTAAAGTGAACAAACTTACTGGCGAGATCGCTTTTGACGGAGAAAAGAAGTCTGATAAGATCATAGGTTACTTCTGCTATTTTGAATTGCTTAACGGCTTCTCTAAGACGTTGTACATGACTGTTGAACAAATGGCTACCCACGCCAAACGCTACTCCAAAGGGTTAAAGAAGGAAACAACCGTAGAAAGCCTTATGAAACTTGCCGAACTGCCTTTCTCGGCAGACAGTAAAACCGTTGGATGGCTCGGTAATTTTCATGGGATGGCTATCAAAACCGTTATCAGAAATTTACTTAGTAAATACGGCTATCTCTCTATAGAAATGCAACAAGCATTTGAAAAAGATGTTGAGGGTGCGGAAGAGCATACAGACGCTATGCCCACAATGGGAACACAACGTTTTGATGTATCAGATGTTAGCTTTGAGGAAGTTTCTACTACCAGTGCCAATACTGCAACTGCTTCCAATGAAAATAAACCAGGTTTCTAATGGGAATGGAATTAAGAGTTTTGGGCAGCTCGTCCAGTGGTAATTGCTACATACTGGATAACGGCAATGAGGCTTTGATTATCGAGGCTGGAATACGTTTCATAGACGTAAAAAAGGCTTTGGATTTCAATATTCGCAAAGTCGTAGGCTGCTTAATAACTCATCAGCATAACGATCATGCTAAATATGCTAAGGCAATGGTAGATTGTGGCTTTCATGTATTGGCTCTTCCAGAAGTGATAGAAAGCAAGGAATTGAAAGGTTCCAGAGTAAAAGCCATTAAAGTAGGATCGGGCTATCTGCTTGGTGGTTTTCGGGTGATCCCCTTCCCTGCTTTCCATGATGTACCTTGTGTTGGCTATTTCATTAAACACCCGGATTGTGGTAGTATTATGTTTTTAACGGATAGTTGCCAGTCTGGATATACTTTTTCCGGATTGAATCATATACTGATTGAATGTAATTACTCTGATACGAAACTGATAGAAAGCATTAATGCCGGGCGTGTCCTTCCTACGCAAAGAAACAGATTAATGGTTTCTCACATGGAGCTGGAAAGTTGCAAACAAGCTCTAAAAGAAAACGATTTGAGCAACGTTGCAAACATAGTTCTTTTACACCTCTCGTCTAATAACAGCGATGAGCATTTATATGTATCTGAGGTGCAAAAACTTACTGGAAAGGCGGTTTATGCTGCTAAACCAGGTTTAAGTATAACCTTAAACAATTTTTAGGTATGATACAAGGATTTTCAGAGCAAACAAAACCTCTAACCGATTATGAGGACAAAGTTATTCTGCCTCTCATAGTACAAGGGCTTCACGGTAAGGTAGGTAAATCTAAAGCGATTACAAATAAAGCGATGTGTTCGGCTTTAAAGTCTTATGGGTGTAAAATTGATAGTCCACGAATAAGAAAGATTATCAACCATATTAGGCTTTCGGGTATGGTGATTGGGCTGATCGCCACGAGTGAAGGCTACTATATCGCAGAAACACGTAAGGAGCTGGAAGATTACCTGAGAAGCCTTGAAGGTAGAGAAGGAGCCATACACGCAGTTAGAAAGAGTTTAGAAAAACAGCTACAGCTATATGACAAATAAAGTTTTGATAGAAAAGAAGGGTGGGCTATTCAACCTCAGACCATTATACGACTTGTTTTCTCATTCGGTAGATGGGATTTACCAGGTAATAGTGAAAAAGGTTAGGAAGCCACGCTCCAACGATCAAAACGGCTGGCTATGGGGGTGCATCTATCCAATGCTGTTAGATGGGTTGCTTAATGCCGGATGGGAGTTTACAAGCGTGGAACAAGTACACGAGTTTTTTAAGGCTCAAATGACTAAGGACAAAGTAGTAAACAAACATACGGGTGAAATTATAGAGTTTCCCGGATCAACTGCAACAATGGACACGCTAACATTCTCAACATATTGCGAGAAGCTCAGAGAGTACGCTTTGGAATACTTGAATATAGAAATACCTGATCCCGATCCTAATTGGAGGAAAGCCGATGAAGAAAATACCCAATCACTTGGTAAATGAGCTTATCCGGCTTATTCCAGTGCTAATAGAAAATATCCCACACGAAGGTAGAAGTACCAGAGTGGATAATGCGATACGATTAACTAACAAAATTGTCAAACGATTAAAATCTTTAAAAGATGAAAGTAATTGAAATTACTGAGATTGAAGTAAAGGCAGCTTTAGATGTTGCTAAAAGTGAAGAAGTGAAAAACGTGTTGGTAGCCTTGTTCTGCAAAGGTGAAAAGAAACCAACTCCTACCCTTGATGATTACACGACAATCCGAAGTTATGAGGATGCGTGTGCTGCTTTAAAGTGTTCCCCTATTGACGAGAAGGCTTTGCGCTCTGCTGGAGTAAGAAAAGGCATTATTGCCTTAATCAAACTTGAAACAATCAGCCGGGCTTTGTGGGGTAATAATTACCAGCCTAAACCGGATGCAAGCGGTAACAGTCGTTTCTATTTCCCCTGGTTTGCTTTGTGGACTGAGAGAGAAATCAAAGAAACAGAAGGGCTTGTGTATATTCCAATTATTGACGCTCTAAACAATCTTGCGGGCTTCGGTTATGCGGATACGACTTACGCCCCCTCGGATACGACTGCGGATGTCGGCTCTCGGCTTTGGCAAGAATCAAGAGAGAAAGCAAAGTATTTCGGGCAGCAATTCATTGAATTGTGGTTTGATTATTTGATGTTTAATGTAAAGAAGGTGCAAGAATGACAACAATATTTTATATACTGATAGCCTTCTGCCTTTTCTTTGAAGTGCTGAATTTGGCAGCTTGCAAAAAAGTTTTCGCTGCTGTGGAAAAGTATAAGGACAAAAACGATCTCACTGAGATAAGCCCGGTTTTCGCTGTTTGGAGAATGTGCAACTGGATCTACCTTATATTGTGCTTCATAGGTTTAATAAGCTCTCAATGGATAGGTTTTCTTGCATTGATTGTTTTAAGCCTTATCCCTAAGAAGTGGTTTACATGGAGAATTATAGATAACATATTAGGAATCGCAATCTTACTGTTTGTTCTCTTGAATAAGTACCACTTTCAAATAGACTTCAATTCATTAATAATCAAACTTATTTTGCAATGAAAGATATAATGTTGGCTGATACTCCAGTGGAGCAAAGAGCGCAAATTTTACGTGATAGCTGCGATGAGGTCGTAGAGAAAAGTTATCTCTCAAAGTTCTCTCAGGAAGAAACTAATGAGCTTCGGGCTAACCTTGTAGAAGTTCAGATACAGATGCAAGAACTGACAGAAAATTTTGATGTAGTAAAAGCTGACTTCAAAGGGAAAATGAAGCCACTGCAAGAACGGATCGGAAAAATGCTTGATGATTTGAGAAAAGGCGGTGAGTACATTAAAGGTAAGTGCTACAAGTTCATAGATCAAGACGAAGGAAGAGTAGGTTACTATACGCCAGACGGTTATTTGCTGGAGGAAAGACCTATGAAGCCGGAAGAAAGGCAGAAAACAATTCAAATGGCAGTGCGCTTGACTGGCACAGATAATTAATTTATTAACATCTTAATTTTTAAAATATTATGGAAGAAAAAAACAAAGGTTTGAACATTAACATCGAACATTACACTGGAGAGAAACCTATTGAAGTAGTTTATAGACTTGGTGACGCTGCACAAGCACAACAACCGCTTGCAACCAAAGCCCCGGAAAAGATCAGTGTTTCCGGCACTATCTCCACTCCGTATGAATGGCTTTCAAAGCGAATAGATACTGTAGATCAGAAACGTGCAAATGTCGTTGTGAATCGTGAGAAAATGACAATTCAGCTCACTGTAAACGAAGATGATTATTACAATAAAAACACATTCACTGGTACGGTTGAAGTATCTGAAACGTTTGAGAAGTTCGGTATTAATGATGGTGAAAAGGGCTGGATCCCTGCCAAATTAGGACAATTCTTGCGTCTGAATCGTGGTTTGTTTGAAGATAAAGAAAAGTGCATGGTACTTGTTTCCAATCTCAAAAACTTCAATGCAAAAGCAAAGGCAGAGATTGAGAAACAAAGAGATCCTTCTGGTTCCGTTGCTGATGTTTACCGTTGCCAGGTAGAAAGTAATTTACCGAAGAGCTTTACCGTAAACATGGCTATCTTCAAGGGAACTGCAAAACAGCCCATCGAAATTGAGTTCGATCATTATCTGACAAATGGAGAAGTGTTTTTGCAACTTGTTTCGCCAGGAGCAAATGAAGTGATGGAAAGTTACAGAGATAAGTGTATTGATGAAGTGCTGGATAAGATCAAGGATATTGCCCCCGATATTGCAATTCTGGAAGTGTAACCGTTCAAACATGATTATAGGAAAGCTGGGAATTATCCCGGCTTCCTTAAAAATTCTCTCTATGGCAAGAAAACAAGAAACTCCTATGCCTTTCTATGTTGGCGATTGGTTGAGGTGTCCTGAATTAAGGGTACTTCCACCAGACGTTAGGGGCTTGTGGATGGATATGTTATGCTATATGTGGGAAAGTGTAGAACGTGGTGTTATGGTTATGCCAAACGGACAGCCTTGTACGAAAGAAGATATAGCCCGTATCATAGGTACGGATTGCTCAGGATCTTCTAAATGGGTAGATTCTTTGATAGAAAACAAGGTGTGTGAAGTTCGGGAAGATGGAGCTATTTATAGTAGGCGTATGGTAAAAGACAACCTGATAAGTGAGAAAAGAAGGCTGGCAGGTAAGAAAGGGGGTGAGATCACTAAGGCAAGGGTTTTCATTCCAAAAGCAGAAGCAGAAACGATCCTACAAGAGCAGCCCCAACAACCGCAACAGGAAGTTTTACTGTTTCCACAAGAAAGCCCACCACCTTTAACGCCAGAGCAGCAAAAAAAGGCTGAGAAGGCAAAAAAATACAAGTATGCTGAGTTCGTAACACTAACAAGGGATGAATACGCTAAGTTATGCGCTGAATATTCTGAGGAAGGAGCCAAACGGATGATTGAAATACTTGATAACTATAAAGGATCAAAAGGGAAAAAGTATAGTTCTGACTATAGAGCCATACTAAACTGGGTAGTAAATAGATATAACGAAGAAATACAAAAGTATGGATATAAACATAAAGAATCAGCTTCAAAAGATCCTGGATCGGCAACTGGAAACGACTACAGAAACACGATTTAGAATAGAAGGATATTCTAAGGAAACGGTTCAGGAAATGCTGCTTATGTGCTATCAGCATGAGGTGCGCAAAAGGCGTATTCCGTTTCAGGAAGATAAGGAAACACTGGAGAAAATAGAAAAGGCTGCAAAATGGCTTACTGGCGATTATAAAGTAGGATTGCTGCTATATGGAATAGTGGGATCCGGCAAATCTACTTTAGGCAAGGCGATTTGTAACCTTATCGGTATTCTACACAATAGCTCCATATCCAGTGAGCGAAAAGGTGTATTCCGGGTTTCAGCTTTGGATTTGGCAAAAAATGTGGCTAATGATCCTATGTACTTCAATAAGCTCAAAAATCAAGAACTGCTTTTTATTGATGATATAGGAACTGAACCAGCAAGTGTAAAAAGTTGGGGTAACGAGTTCTCGCCAGTGGTAGAACTGCTTTATGCCAGATATGATAGACAGTTATTCACTATCGCAACTTCCAATCTCAAAGATTCCGATTTTGGGGAACGTTACGGTATAAGAATAGCTGATCGGATGGAAGAAATGTTTGAACGTATTTATTACCAAAACAAGAGTTATAGAAAATGAATGAGATAAATTGGAACGAGTTAAAAGACAAAGCCCATTCTAACGCTGTAAAACATGGATTTTGGGAAGGCAAACCAAGCAATAAGCACTTTCTTTGTCTGGTTATTTCGGAGCTTATGGAAGCTGTGAACGCCCATAGAAGAAATAAGTTTGCAAGAGTACCAGCCAACAGAAAAGAAACAATATTCGATGATCGTACTTTCCACCATGAAAACAAGTATTTCAGAGAAAACTTTGAAGAGTATGTGAAAGATACAGTAGAAGATGAATTAGCGGATGCTGCTATTCGATTACTGGATCTTGCTGGAGCAAATAATTTGAATTTAAATAGATTCTGTTTGCAACACGTAGTTACTCCTAAGAAAAGTTTTACAGAAAATATATATGCTATCGTAAAAGATTTGGTGAACTATAAATATTCTCATGAAGAACAGATTAACTATGCTCTTCACCAGATACGAAGACTATCCGAAATTCTCAAAATTAACTTACTGTGGCATATTGAGCAAAAGATGTATTACAACGAAGGTAGGGAAGATAAACACGGAAAGGAATATTAAAATTTACCAAGTAAACATTATGAATACGAGTTTTGAACGAAGTAAGCAGACAACGGATGAGTGGTACACTCCCAAATGGATAGTGGACGCTTTAGGGAGTTTTGATCTTGATCCATGCGCTCCTGAAAACCGTTTGTGGAACACCGCCAAAAGACATATAACGCCTTCTGAGGATGGTTTAAAAACTGAATGGGGGGGGGTAAGAGTATGGTTAAATCCTCCGTATTCACGTCCTCTTATTGAGCGATTTGTGGAAAAGATGGTAAGGAACAACAACGGTATAGCATTGCTTTTTAATCGCTGTGATAGCAAGATGTTTCAAGATCTCATTTTCCCAAATGCAAGCGCAATAATGTTTGTGAAGGGTAGAATAAAATTCTATCGACCAGATGGTACACAAGGAGATAGCCCAGGGTGCGGTAGCGTTCTTATAGCCTTTGGTGAGGAAAACGCAAAAATACTGGAATATTCTAATATACCTGGTAAATATATAAAACTCAACAATTAAGATGGAAAAGAAAAAAGTAATATTGACCTTATGCAAGTCTTTCCCCGTAACTCATAGCAAAGCTGGCGAGGCTACAGACTTTGAAAAGAAGTTGAAAGACAAAAGTAAGATCCATACAATCCGATACAACGCAAAAAATGTATGGAATGGACGGTATAAAGATATTGTTTCTGGTAAAAAATATCTTTCAATACGTGAATGGACTGGCAGACCGTATAATTCGGAGCAAAAGGAAATAGCCCAATTACCCAAAATCGGACTGCAACACGTAACCATGACATATAGCTCTGAGGATGCTTACCCTGAAATATGGATAGACAACAAGAAAGTTTCAATCCATGAAGTAGCGAAAAATGATGGTCTGAGCGTGGAGGACTTTGTAGAATGGTTTTTCGGGAACAACAAAGAGAATGTTTTTGAAGGTGTAGTTATTCATTTTACAGATTTTCGGTACTGATATGAGCGAACAAGAATTAAAAGAGCAACTTGGTGATGAACTTTGCGAGTTTTGCCCCTGGCGAAAAGGTGAAATAGATCATACGTTCGATTCTCTTTGTGAAGGCTCTTATTGCGATGATGCTTTTGATAACTTTTTAGATGAAAACGAAGGTTATTTCGATGATGAAGAATAATCACTGTAGCGAATGTAAATACTATTGGTGTTATCCTCATACAACCCAAATGTATTGCTACAAGTTAGGTAAACGGATAACAGCCAGAAAGAAAAGCTGTAAACATTATCAACCCAATAGTTAATAAAAATGGAAACTAATGCAACAAAAAGAACTGATATTTTCCAGATAGATCCACGTAACATAGTGGTAATGGATGATTTCAATGCTCGTAGAGATTTCGATTTAGAGGAATTAAAGGAGCAAATCAAGGCTAAAGGAGTTCTTAACCCTATTACCGTACTTCCTTTCAAAGATGAGGACGGTATAGAACGGTACAAGCTGGTGGATGGTGAAAGACGCTATCGGGCTACTATGCTTGCGATTGAAGAGGGTACAAACATTCCTTACATTAAGGCTTTGAAGCTGCCTAAAGACACAAGTACGGAAGAGCTTCTAATCGAGCAGATGATGAGAAATGAGGGAAAGCGTTTTTCTGAATATGAGTGCGGTATCATGTTCAAACGCTTTAAAGAAGAGTTCGGATATACCCAAAATGAGATAGCTGAAAAGTTTAAAAAATCTCCGGCTTTTGTGAGTAAATGTTTATCCCTAATGGATCTCCCTATAGAGATTCAGGAACGTATTATAAACAAACAAATATCGGCTTCTGCTGCTAAGGACATTGTAGCCAATTACGATACGGAAGAGGAACAAGTAAACGCCACGAGAAAAGCCGTAGAATTAGCCGAAAAGCAAGGAAAAAGGACTGTTACCAATAAAGAGATTAACGCTGTACAGAAAGAGGCTAAGGAAGCCAAAGAGATAGCTCAGGCACTCCGTAAGGTGTGGGCTTATCTGGATGGCGGTGTTATGGTAGATGTGGATAAGCTGGCTATCCTTCTGGATAAAACAGAGAGTTTGAGTAATGCAATGAAACAATATAAAAAATTGAGTAAATGAAAGTAGTGTTTTTTGACCTGGAAACTACAGGAACGTTAGTAAACAAACATGGGATCCACCAAATTAGCGGTATGATCGTTATAGACGGTGAAGTAAAAGAAACCTTTGATTTCAAGGTACAGCCTAACCCTAAAGCGGAAATAGTGCAAGAGGCTTTAGATGTGGCTGGTGTAACCAAAGAGCAGATTCTATCTTATCCGGCAATGGGGTATGTGTACGGACAATTTACGGCTATTTTGAACAAATACGTGGATAAGTACAATAAGCAGGATAAGTTTTTCCTTGCTGGTTATAATAATGCTTCATTTGATAACCAGTTTCTCCGTGCATGGTTTTTACAGAATGGGGATAAATATTTCGGATCTTACTTCTGGAGCAATTCTATAGATGTAATGGTTTTGGCAACTCCTTATCTGGCTTCTCAACGCTCACAGATGGAAAATTTCAAGCAAGGAACTGTAGCAAAGGCACTCGGTATAGAAATAGACGAAAGCCGGCTACATGATGCCTTGTATGACATTCAAGTATGCAAATCTATTTACGATATTGTTTCACCATATAAAATGTAATGTTATGGAAAAGATTAATATTCAACTTCCTCAGTATTGGAAAAAGAAGAAACTTAACCCGGAGTTTATAAAAGAACTTGAATCAACTGCAAAAAGCGATCCGTTTACAAAAGATGAGTTCGGGGAATATCGGTTTGGTACATTTCTTCATGGTTGCGCTATTGTCAAAGTTGAAATGACTGATAACCTTCTGAGCGTTGCTATTCACAGCCAACATCCTATAGGTTTGCCAATGATTAAGGAGATTCGCTATAAATACGCTCCGAATAATTGTCTTATGACAATGCTAATGCCTTCAAGGGAACAGCAGATTAGCGATAATACCGTAGTGCTTTATCAGATTCCAGGATCTTTTAGCGATACGACAGATGTTGAATTTGAGGAAGGGAAAGAATGATCTATATAGGGATTGATACAGGTGTACATACCGGGATTGCTATCTGGGATAACCGAAAGCGTTCTTTGGAAATGGTAAAACAAATGCCTATTCATAGGGCTATGGCGGTTGTTCAGTCTTATGCGGATATGCAAAAGACGGGTGTAGGCGATAAAATCATAGTAAGAGTGGAAGATCCACGACAACGCACCTGGTTTGGTACAGAGAGAATGACACGTGAAGAGGAACGGAAGAGGCTACAAGGTGTAGGATCCGTAAAACGTGATGCTACAATTTGGGAAGATTACCTTACCGAACTTGGTGTTGAGTTTGAAATGGTTGCTCCTAAACGGAATATAACAAAGATGAGCCAGGAATATTTCAAGCAGCTTACGGGATGGAAAAAGCAAACCAACGAGCATAGTAGGGATGCTGCCATGTTAGTATTTGGCTTTTAGATGTTTTTTGCTCTTTGTTGGCGTATATATACGCCAAAATTTATATCTTTGCATTAATTGATAACATTGATATTATGACTATTACGACAACTATCTTTATAGTAGCAGGTGCTTTAGCGGTATTCATTACCGCTATGCACTTTGCAAATCTTTTCCTACCGTATGATCCGATTACACCAGGTAAATCTATTACCGTATATCTGGATGGTAAGTTTAATAGGGTGGCAACGATCACGAGTATAGAGAACGGTTGTATCTATGTATATGATAAATTCCCGTTGCCATTGCATTATAGAGGAAAATTTTACGCTGTAGGCAGAATGACGGACGGGCATAAGGTTATGTTTTTAGGGAAGCGGAAACTTTATCTGTTGATGCGCTTTGTGGAGGCTTTCAGAAAGATTGCCCGTATTCCTGAATTTGAAAAGGAGGTTTAACATGGAAGAGATAGAGATTGTTTACCGTAAAATCTCGGATCTAACTCTGTTGGATGATAACCCACGAAAGATAAGCAAGAGAGATTTAGAGCGTTTGGTAGATTCCATCCGCATAAATGGTTTCTGGAAGCACCGCCCTATTGCCTTATCTGAGCGTGAAGGAAAGTTATATGTACTGGCAGGACACCAACGGATAAAGGCTGCAAAGAAGTTGAAAATATCGGAAGTGCCGACAATCTTGTACCACAACCTGACCGAAGAGCAGGAAGCGGATATAGTTCTAAGGGATAACATCAACAATGGTGAATGGGATTTTGAAAAGCTACAGCTTGGAGATTGGAGCAACAAGGCTGATTTCTCTTTTATCGGTTTAGATATTCCAGTAGAGGATAAACAGCCGGAAGATGAGGAAGCAGCCGATGAAGAACAAGAGGACAACGAGAAAGAGGAAGGCTCGGAAGATGATCCGATAGCGGATGAAAAAGAGGATTTTTACAGATCCATGCTTAACGATTGTTTGTATGAGAGCAATAATGAGTTTGACATTCCTAATTTGTTGCTGGAAGAACAAGCCGGAAAACTTCTTTTGCCTTTTGCCCCCTGGGGAGCTGATAGCCGATTAAGGAAAGATGTTGCTACTTACCACTTCTATGTAGATGATTATCGCTTTGAAGCTATTTGGAAAGATCCGATCAAGGTGCTAACCAGTGGTGTAAAAGCGTTGGTAGAGCCGAACCTTTCCGTTTACGATACAACCCCGATAGCTTACGGTTTACAACAGATTTACAAGAAACGTTGGATAAGCCGATACTTTCAAGAGTGCGGTATCAAGGTGTACGCAGATCTGAATGTTTCTGTGAAGTTCAAAGAGTATAATAAACTGGGCTTACCAAAAGGGTATAACGCTTTCTTCACTCGTGGCTATGCTGGTCGGTTGGAATATCTGAAAGGAGAGCTTGAAGTAGCCAAAGAAATATCCGGCTTGCAAACTCCTAACTTGCTTGTGTATGGCGGTGGTGATGAGATCAGAAAGTTTTGCATAGATAACAGCCTGGTTTACGTCCAGGACTTTATTAACGATAAAAGTTCAAAAAAAGATGGCAAAAACAAGCGGAAGTAATGGAGGTTTGCCGAATGGCGATTCAAACTACAAAGGTAAGGTAGGCAAACTGGAACCTTTGGCTTCAATTAAGAACCCGAAGGTGTACAAGACTGTAAAAGAAAGTATCTCACGTTTTCACTCTGTTTTGGGAGTAAGACAGAAAGATATTAAGATCGGACAACTGGAGGCTGGTACGGGTGGAGTGCATATTTCCCAAAATGGAGTATCTAAACAAGTCGTTTTGAATAAATCCGTTTTCAATGGGAAAAACACCACAACCCAAAGCGTTGCTAAATGGGCTGAAAAAGGCTACAAAAGCGGACACTTGACGAAAACCAACAAGCCAGTAGCACATATTGTTACTCACGAGCTGGCGCACGCAACTTGGAACAACCATTTAACAAGCCCCAATGCAAAGGCAGCAAGTAAAAGCATAAACAGCCTTTATAAGAAATGGGGTAATGATAAGTCGAAACAAGGTTATGGTAAATATGCCAAAACCAATGTAAACGAGTTCTGGGCAGAAGTATGTACAAAAGCCGTTCATGGTAAGGCAGATAAGTACACAAAAGCAGCTAAAGATATAATCAAGAAGTATAAATTATAACGTATATTTGCGGAAAATGCAATAAAATATTGAGCTATGGATAAAATAGAATTAACCGATTTGCAAAAGCAGCTTATTCAAAAGCAGCTAAATGAAAAGTACGATCCGTTTATGGCTACGGAAGAAGAACAAGAAGCCTTCAATGACGTAATAGACAAAGCCGAAGCATTATCGGATGAGTTGGACGCTGTAGATGATTACATAGACAACTACAACGGTGATATGATAGCCTGGTTTTGGGCAAAGTACCAAGAGCAGGAACAAAAGGAACAATGATAAATTAACCAGGTAAAGAATTAATCAGGTGGGAGTTCCTATCTGATTTTTTCTTTCCTTAATTGGTGTATATGTACACCAAAAACAACGAATAAACAACGGAATGGCACTCTTTGAGAAAGGCAATAACATAGGGAATAGATTCACAAGCGAAAACCAGCCAAAGAAAAATGGTCGGAAGCCCTCAATGTATAAACAGCTCAAAGAGCTTACAGGTAAAAAAGTAGATTATGAGCTGAGCAAAGAGGACTATTATAAAACAATTCGGTTTCTTCTTGAACGCTCCAAAGGAGAGCTAAATAAAATCATGGCTGACGCAAACAGAGAAGATAGCACTACTCCTATTTGGGTGTGCAATATTATCAGTGCAATCTTCACAGATATTCGCTTTGGTCGGACTTCAACGGTTGAAATGATATTCGATAGAATTTTTGGCAAAGCAGCCCAACCGATAGAAGGGGATATAAACGCTAATGTGTCTGGTGGACTGGAGCCGGATCTATCCAAACTTTCAACCGAAGATCTTTTGGTTTATCATGGACTATTAGAAAAGATGAATGGCAAAAAATAAAAACATACAAATACCAATGGCTCTTGCAGTCAAAATAGAGCTGTTTAAACGTGGCTGTTTTGACTTCATTACTGTTAAGGATGGAAAGAAACACGAAAAGCAGGAAAAGGCTTTGCAGATCCTTACAGACAATGAGCACGCAGAGTTTTTGTATGGTGGTGGTGCTGGTGGTGCTAAGTCGTGGACTGGTGCTGCCTGGCTTCTTTTTATGTGCCTTTGTTATCCAGGTTCCAAATGGTTTATTGGTCGAGCTGAGTTAAAGCGTATTACCCAATCTACCTTAATAACGTTCTATAAGGTTTGTAACCAATACGGAGTAGAAGATACTTTGTACAAATACAATGGGCAGTATAACTATATAGAGTTTTACAACGGATCCCGTATAGATTTGCTGGATTTGATGTATAAGCCTGGAGATCCTTTTTATGAAAGATACGGATCTATAGAATATACTGGCGGTTGGATAGAAGAAGGTGGAGAAGTAAACTTCGGTGCTTATGACACTCTTAAAACTCGTGTAGGTCGCCACTTGAATAATGAGTTAGGGTTAAAACGAAAGTTGTTTATCACGTGTAACCCTAAAAAGAACTGGATGTATGATACCTTTTACACTCCATTCAAGAAAGGCATATTGCCTGAGTATATGTACTATCTGGGTTGTTTGGTACAAGAAAACCCCTTCATAGATCCAGACTACATAGAAGGTTTGAGAACAACCAAAGATAAGGTTAAAAGAGAACGTTTGCTAAAAGGTAATTGGGAGTATGACGACAACCCCAATGCGCTTTGTTCTCACGATGCGATCACAGCCATTTTTAATAATCTGCTATCAATAACCACTGGGAAGAACTATATAACAGCAGATATAGCCCGATTTGGATCCGATTACGCCCGGATTTGCGTTTGGGATGGTTATACGATCATAGACTTAAAATGCTTTCCACTAAGTAAAACTACGGACATACAGAAATGTATTCAACACTTCCAGAAAAAATACAGAATACCTAAATGGCGGTGTATCGCTGATGAGGACGGTGTAGGTGGTGGCGTGGTGGATAATTGCGACATACAAGGCTTTGTAAATAACAGTCGTGCTTTAAAGGATGAGAACTACCAGAACTTGCAAACACAATGCGGTTACAAGCTGGCAGAACACATAAACGCCTCAGAGATTGGGATCAATGAGGAACTGTTAAGCTCGGCAGACAAAGAGCAAATTATCCTTGAACTGGAGCAGTTGCAAACGTGGGATGTGGACGGAGAAGGCAAATTAAAGCTAAAACCGAAAGAGGAAATCAAGCAGGAAATTAGATGTTCTCCAGACTGGCGAGATGTGTTTTTAATGCGCTGTTGGTTTGACTATAACGAGTATGATATACCAGATGATATAGAAGCAAGATTAGGAGTTATTTAAAAATTTGAATTATGGGATTTTTTAATGTTATCAAGAATGAGGTAAAAGCTGCTGTAGGTTATCAACAGAATTTTACAGCTTTGTTGGAGGCTAAGGATATTTCAAGAGCCTTAAACTATATGCAAGATCGCTCCGGCTTTGCTGAAAAAGCCTTGCTGGAGTACAAGGTAGAAAACCATGAGGTTATGAAAAGGCAGGATAAAGCCGTTTATGATAAGAAAGGGAATTTTCTTAGATGGCAAAAGCGTTGGAAAATTCCTATCCCCTATCAGTCTTTCATCAATGAAATTGCGCTTGTTTTCTTATATGGTAGACCCGTAAAATGGACGCAAAGAAGCAAAGGTACTGATTATGCTTTTGAGCAATATATAAAACTGCTGGAGCATTTACGCTTCAACGCCAATGTAAGAGAGGCTAAACGTGTTGCTGGTGCTGAGGGTACTTCCGCTATGCTATTTCATGTGTTCCGAAATAAAGAAGGAAAACCAGATGTATTATTGAATGTGTTATCTAAACAAAACGGTGATGATATTTACCTTATCAAAGATCAGTATAAGCGTATGACTGCTTTTGCTTGGGGGTATTATCTGAATGAATCCGGCAATCGGAGCATCTACCATGTGGATATTTACAAAGATGATACGGTTTACTACTGTAAGCGTGTTAGTGTAGGTTGGGAAGTGAAGGCAATCCCTAATGTGATAGGGAAAATTCCCGTTATCCTCTTTGAACAAGAGTTAGAGCATGAAGGAACACAGCCCATGATACACCGTGTAGAAAGCATGGAATCAACAGATGCAGATGTAAATGATAGATTTGCTAACCCGGCAATGGTAGCAACCGCAGAAGTGCTTAACAGCTTGCCTAAAGCAGAAGAAGAGGCAAAACTATTCATTCTAAAGGAGGGTGGCAAGGTTGAATATCTTACATGGGATCAGGCTTCACAAAGCAAGGCAAATGAATACGAACGGCTGGATAAGCATATTCTTTCAAAATCTTTTACTCCTAACATAGATTTTGACAATATGAAGAGTTTGGGCAATCTGTCTGCTAAAGCTATCAGAAAAGTAATGCTGCTTGCAGTGATTAAGGCTGAGAAACGAAAGGAAACCCACGATAATTACATGAATAGAACGGGTAATTTGCTACGTGCTATTCTTGGTAATGTTTTGGACTACCAACACAAAGCCGAATATGAAGCATTACAGTTAGGGCATGAGTTTCAAGAACCATTCGGTGAAGATGTGAGCGATATTCTTGCTGATATATCAAAGCAGTATAACGATGGAGCGATAAGCCGACAAACTTATGTGGAAATGAGCTACCTTATCAAAGATGCAAAAACGGAAATTGAGCGTTTGAAGCAGGAAGATTTAGAAGCCATAGCTAAACAGCAGGAGTTAAACAGAATAGATGTGTTCGGTGGAGGTGAATAATGGCAAATAAAGTAAAACCATCAGAAACAAAGTACCATTGTAGGGATTGCAAGCACTCTTACGACTGGCACGAGAAGGATTATAAAGGTGAGTTCTTCCTTTGTCGGTGTCCTTTCTTCAAATACTCTAAATTCTTAAACAAAGATCACTGTGAACACTTTGAGTTAAAGCGCAATGGCAAAAACTAAATACGTCAATTCCACGCAGCTACAAAAAGAGCTGTTTAAACGTACAGAAGGGTACGCAGCTAATGTACGTGCGATTTATCAAAACTACTTACTCCAGATTATTAACCTGGTAAAAGGTACGGAGTTGGAAGAAGGTAAACCGTTCTCTTTCTCCGAATATGGCTATAGTGATGAGGCTACAGCCATATTTAGAGAAATGTACAGCCGTTTGTATCAAGAAATAAGGAATGACGTGCAAAATGAATGGCTGCTTTCCAACCAACATAACGATGAGCTGGTAAAAAGTGTGTTCGGTGAAAACTCTATCAATGATAACCACTTTGCCCGATTCTTTAAGCGCAATATGGAGGCTATGGACGCTTTCTTTGCTCGGAAAACTGGAGAAGAAGGGCTAAGCCTATCGCAAAAGGTATGGAGGTACACAGGACAATTTAAAGAAGAGCTTGAAAACTGCTTGGATTTGGCTATAGGAGAGGGTACAGGAGCCAACAAGTTAGCTTCCAAAATACAGACCTACCTACAAGATCCTGATCGCTTTTACAGAAGATTCAGAATAAAGGTCGGTGAGGATGAAAACGGAAATACTGTGTATGGTCGTGTATGGAAACGTAGGGTATATGATAAAGAAACCGAAAGTTATAAATGGGTAGATGATAACCCAAAGAAATATCATCCTGGACGTGGTGTATATAGATCTTCATACCGTAATGCCCAACGTTTGGCACGTACAGAAACCAATATAGCCTACAGAACTGCTGATTTTGAACGATGGGGGCAATTAGATTTTATAATTGGCTATGAAATCAAGCTGTCAAACAACCACCCATGCCATGATATTTGCGATGAGCTTGCTGGCAAATATCCCAAAACGTTTAAATGGACTGGTTGGCATCCGAATTGTCGGTGCTACATGATCCCTATTTTAGCTGGTGAAGATGATATAGAGGATATGCTTAACAAGATCCTGGCTGGAGAAGATGAAGAAATAAGCAAGAAAGGGCAAATAACGGAGTTTCCAGATGAATTTGTGCAATGGGTAAAGGATAACGAAGATCGCATGAATGAAGCCAAAACAAAAGGCACTCTACCCTATTTCGTCAAGGATAACTATACGGATATAGAAGAAATCTTGCATCCTCTCACACCTGAGCAAAAACACTACAAAGGGCTGGTTGCTCAATATGGGGAAGAAAACGTACAAAAGCTATATGAGGCTTTCGATTCATTCAAAGCCAAAATCTCTACTGGTGATTTGGAGTACCAAATCAAGAAGCTAAAGTTTGAAGCTAATTGGGTTGAGGAAAAGAATAAATTCCCGACTTCTCCCGAAATGGTGAAAATGCTTAAAAAAGAGCTGGCTATAGTTGAGGCAAAATTTCAATACCAGCAAGCCGTAAATGCTGCCAAGCCTATTTTGAACTATAAAAGCAAGAGTAAACCGTTAAATTCGATTCTGGCAGAACTGAATGAGGCTATAGCCAATGAAGCAGCTGCAAATGAGATACAAGCCTTGACAGCAAAAGCGACTGCCAAAATACAAGAGATAGAAAAGGCTCGGCTCGCAAAGCTGGTTAAACAAGGTGCGGACGGATCTACTTTGGATCTTTACGCAACAGAAAAAGAAAAGCTGGAAATAGCAAGGCTCCAATCTGAATATGATAAGGCTATGGATCTATACGGCAGTCAGTGGAATAGTGAAGTAAGTGCCTGTTATGTCCGGCTTGCTGATTATAAAAAGGAGTTGGCTTTAAAATATGTGTCAAAACAAGGCAAGCTGGTTAAGCTGAATGGAGAAACTGAGGAATTGGCAAAAAAAGCACTGGAAGAGTATATAAATGCGCCAGTTAATCATAGTGCTAATAACGCCATCGGTGGACGCTGGCAGAACTATAGTAGTGAAGCTGGAGCAATGGAGCGTTATAGCAAAAAAACGGGTATATCCGTAGATGAGCTTGCTTTGATAAACCGCTATACATACGGTTCCAAGTGGTGTAATAATTACGGTTATGGTATTGTAGATCCGTACTTTGGCAAAATACAAGATTATGGGGGATTATGCCAAAAATATTATCCGGCTTGTAATGCTGCCTTAGAAAAAATGCCTCGCTATAATGGTACTGTATTCTCTGGTATCAGCTTTGACGCTATGAAGCTGGATAAGTATATTCAAGAAATGAAAGCGTGTCTATCATCCGGGCAACCCTATGTAAACAAAGCCTTCATGTCCTCTACTACCAATATTGATAGAACTGCTATCTTTGGAGATAACCTAATGCTGGTTATCAAAAGCAAGAAGGGTGTAGATGTAAAAGCCATTTCCCATTATGCAAGTGAAGATGAAATTGTGTTTCGTGCCGGATCCCGTTTTAAGGTGCTGAATGTTTATCAGGAAGAAACACGAAAATACGGCTTTGGAAAAGGCTGGGTAGTTGAGCTGGAAGAAATATAAAGGTAGCCTATTGAGCTACCTTTATAATTACCATCCCCAACAACCATCAACAATGGGAACTAATGTGCCTTTATCATAACTAACACGCCTATATCCTTTTAATGCTACAAAATATTGATTCCCTATTACCTCTATATTTAGAATACTGGGGGTAAAATCATGTAATGGATCTATGACTATTAGATCTCCATACTTAATATCTTCTATAGGAATATATCTGCATTGAAAAAAGTATTGATCTTTGCCTAATACTTTTAGGAATGCAGGATTACCACAAGTAGGGCATTTCCATTTATTGCGCTGTGCATCATAGTACGGCAAATGACGCTTGCACGTATTACAATAACAATCTTGAATATTCATAATGATAAAATTTTGATTATGTGTGCAAATATGGTTATAATTATTATATATAGCAAGATTTTAAACAATGCCTAAAAACATAAAAAGCCATTACCAACGCTGGCAATGGCTCTGAACTGCCTTAAAGCAGCTATCATCAGCTCTCAACAGATGAAAACATACAATTTTACTTCAACAAACTAAATAGCTTCAGTATTTTTTTTGCTCGTTTTTCTGA